TCTGGTGTCTGGTCTCATAGATCAGAAGGGTTATATCGGAGAGGCTTCAACTCCCCGCATTGATGGGACCAAGTCCATCGCTCCTGTGTCTTTCGAGGCAGAGGATAAATACAACCGAACTGCTTATACTCCTGAGGAAGCTCGTCGGCATACCTTGCTAGCTGGTACTGTCGAAGCAACTCCCGAAGAGAAAACCCAAGCAGTTCAGAGTTTCAAACAGTCCTATCCGGAACAGTCAGGGTTCATGTCTAAGCTCGCTGATTCGGCTAAGGGACTCTTCAGTAACCTATTTGGTGGGACCAATAAATCCTCCTCCTCTTCTGGTAAGCCTGCTGGTGGCGGCTTCGGGGGATCTTCAACGGGAGGGACTACTTCCGGTCCTACTAACGCAGGCGGCAAGCCTGACACATCCGGTTATTCGCCGGGACTTTTTTAACTGGGCTACCCGATACCTCCCTAGAGAACTAGGGACCACTTGAGGCCCCCAAGGAGAAACACATGGCAAGATTTGTAAATCCACGCGAACAGGCAGAACTCGAAGAATGGGAACGCGAACAGGCTGACAAGCAACTCCAGAAGGAGAAAGAAGAAAATCAGTCGGAGGTTCCTGAGACTAAATTCAAGGAAGACATCCCAGCTGACAATAAGGAGGATGCCACTTGGAAGAAGAGGTATGCCGACCTCAGGAAAGTCGAACAGCAGAGACGTGAAGAAGCCGAAGCCCTCAGGGAACAGGTGGAACGTCTTCAGAGGACTATTGAGGGAGTCCAGAAGGGTACTCTCAAACCCCCGGCATCCATCGAAGAGATCGAAGCTTGGAGGGAACAGTATCCGGATTTCGGTTCCGTGTTGGATGGCTGGATCAAGAAGGCGATTCAGGAGGAAACTAAGGACATCCGTAGTAAACTCCAGAAATCCGAACAGGAGAAGGCACTAGAGAGGCTCAAGGGTAAGCACCCGGATTGTGAAGAAATCTTTGCAGACCCTGCTTTCCATGAGTGGCTGAAGGATCAGCCCAAGGTCTCTCAGAAGGCCATCTACCAGAGTCTCGACGTTAAGGAAGCCGCCTACGTCTTGACCAAGTATAAAGATGAAATCGGTCTAGGTAAGTCTAATCGGGATGATGACGACGACCAGACCAAGGAGGCAGCAAAGGCTGTCAAAACTTCTCGGAGTACTCCCGATCCGAAGCAGGATCTTGGTGATTATGAGTTCTCCGAATCTCAAATCGAAGAGGCATGTCGGAAGGATCATCGCTGGTGGGATAAGAACGGCGAGAAAGTTCGAGATGCCTTGCGCAGGGGTAAGGTCCTGCTTGATATCACGGGTGGTGCCCGGTAATCGCGATTTGACCCCTGTAAGAGATAATACCAAATTAGACTACCTATTTCACTTGACCTCTCTAGTTGGTACTAGAGACAACTCAAACGGAATAGCCTCTAAGGTAGTGTTGTCTTTCCCTGAAACAATAAATGAAAGATAATATGCTAAGGAGAAATAAATGGCTTTCAAGAGCGCAGTAGGTTATTCCAACCTCCCCAATGGTAATTGGTCCCCGACTATCTTCTCGAAGACGGTCCAGAACCAGTTCCGCAAGAAGTCCGTCGCAAAGGACATTACCAATGGCGATTACTTCGGTGAACTCTCCGGTTTCGGTGATTCCGTCGTTATCGTCAAGGAGCCGGAAATCGACATCGTTGACTACGCCCGTGGTACTCAGGTTACGCCTCAGGACCTCGCGGACGATGCCTTCAATCTGGTGATCGATCAGGCTCACATGTTCTCGTTCGCGGTTGATGACATCGAAACCAAGATGTCTCACGTCAACTGGGAAGAGGTCGCCTCGAACCGTGCCTCCTACAAAATGGCCGACGAGTATGACCGTCACATTCTCGCTTATGCCGCTGGTTACGACTACGACAAGACGACTGGTCTTTGGGCCGCTCGCACGTCTCCGGCTGGCACGAAGGCAGAATCCACGGCAGACAACGACGAACTCCTGTCGTATCACAAGCTGAATCGTCTGTCCTTTGTCTCGGGTGCTTCGGCCGCCGACTCGGTTGCTGTCGGTGTTAACGGCACCTATGACATCACCCCGCTTGCCCTTCTGAACCGTATGAAGACCCTTCTGGACCTCCAGAACGTCGAACAGGACGGTCGTTGGGTTGTCGTCGATCCGGTGTTCCTCGAAATCCTCTCGGATGAAAACTCGAAGTTCATGGATGCCGACTATCAGGACAGCGAGCAGCTCGCCAATGGTAAGCTCTCGTCCCGCAAGGTCCGTGGCTTCACGCTCTACACCTCCAACAACCTTCCGCGTTTTGGTAATGGTCCGGGCGAACTGGACTCCACGGGTTCTTCTACCAACTATGGTGTGATTATCGCCGGTCATCGCTCGGCGGTCGCTGCTGCGGAAACCCTGACGAAGGTCGAGAAGATCCGTGCAGATAACACCTTCGCGGATATCGTCCGTGGTCTGCATGTGTTTGGCCGTAAGGTCCTCCGCCCGCAGGCTCTCATCCGCTGCATGTACAACAAGGCTAACTAAGAGAGGTCGTAACTAATGGCTACTATTTCGTATAAGGCCCGTCCCGGTGACGGCAAGAACCATGTCGCGAACTCTCTTCAGGTCAAGGTTCCGTATGTGATCTTCGGCCCGGTCATTGACCTCGCTGAGGCTACCACCCTCAAGGGCAGTGCTCTTGCTCAGGGTGACATCATCGAAGCGGTCAACCTCCCGGCTGGTACGATGCTCCTTGGTGGTGGTGCTATCAAGCTCGCTGCCATGACGGGTACTTCGACCGACCTGACCTTCGATATCGGTTTCACCGGTAATGACCCAGACAACCTCGTTGATGGTTGGGACTTTGATGGTGCTGCCGTTGGCTCGGTTGCTACTCCGGGCAATCAGGTCCCGCAGATCATTACGTCTGCCGACACCATTGACATCCTGTTCACGACCCAGACGGGTACTGTGACGGGTGGTAAGGTTCAGGTCTGGGCCGTCGTCTGTGACATTGATGCACCGAAGTCCCCGGGCGCTGCTCAGCTGAAGAGCTAATATCGTTCATAGAGGTAGGGGCTCTCCAAAGGGGTCCCTACTTCCTTTAAGAGGAGGGATATATGGACGATATTAATTACAAGATCGGTGCTTTAGAGAATCAGGTCAATACTGTCGTCAAACAGAATGAACAGATGGCCAAGGATATTGCAGAGATCAAGAAAGAGGTCAACGAATGGCGTAACAGGGCAACTGGTGCCGTAGGAGTTCTTTCTTTCGCTGGGGTAGTAATTCTCTATCTGGGGCACGATCTTCTCAAACTTATCATGACTAAGCTCGGGTTTTAGTAAAGGATCTTAGATGGCAACATTTCTGGAATTAACCAATGAGCTACTGTCTCGTGTCAATGAAGGGCTTCTAACTGCTACGAGCTTTGCCTCTGCACGTTCGGTTCAGGGAACTGCCAAGAACTGTATCAATGCAGCCATTGGTGAGATTATGCTCTCTGAAAAGGAGTGGTCATTCAATTTTCTCCAAGGTTCGCAGACACTGACTGTTGGACAGGAGGAATACCCCCTCCCTGTAGATTGTGACTCTCCTGATTGGGAATCATTTCGTATTCGTAATGATGGGACTCTAGCAACGAAGACACTGCCTCTTGAGTTAATTTCCAGAGATGATTGGTATAAATATGAGAGGCCGTATGATGAAGATACAGGAGGTTCGGGAAGAGCTGTTCCTCGATTTGTGTTCATGTCCAATCGTAATGGAGTTCTGTCTTTTGGCGTTACCCCTAGTCCTGATCAGGCATATGTCGTAGACTTTGACTACTACTCGAATTCACAGGTCTTGGAAAACTATGATGATGTATGTCGAATTCCAGACAAATACCGACATGTGGTCATCGCTGGGGCTCTCAAACACCTGAATATGAACAAGGAGGATGAGACGATTTCTGGCTCCTTCCAAGGATAATCTACGAGACACTAGAGTTAACTTCGGTGGTTCTAGGTGGAAAGGAAGCCCTAGTCAGGGGACATTCTAATGGACAATCTTGAATTTTCTACTGTCATATCGGAAGGGGGTCTAGACTCCACTGAACATCATCTCTTCCTCGATCAGACAGCTCCGGGCGCTGCTACACAGCTCGTAAACTATGAGGTCGGTCTTTACGGTGGCTATCGAAGGATCAATGGATTTAGACCTCTGGATGAAGACTTCCCAACCGTTGATGATACGGATGCAGAGGGTCGAATTCTAGGTCTGGCAATCTACACAGATATCGATGACACACAGATGGTTATCGCAGCCAGGAAACAGAAGTCCGGGGATGTCTACAATTTCTACTATTTGGATAACACAGGTTGGAATCCTTTCACTACTGGACTAACTTTGAATACCAAGAATGCTCCTAGAGAGATTATCAAGATTCGTCATGCCAAAGTAGTCTTCGGAGGTGTCTCCTATATCATTTTTGTCGATGGGGTTAATCCTCCTTCTGTGTTCGATGGGACTGATTGGTATTCTCTAGCCTCAGGGACTCATAATGGAGACGACATGGACCCCGGTGGAGATCAGTTGATTGATGCTCCAAGCTATGTCACAATCTTCCAGAACCATGTTTTCCTTGCTGGTGATAAGGACTATGGTACTATCGTCTGTCATTCAGCCCCTGAGAAGATCTTTGATTGGAATGTGGCTAGTGGAGCAGGGCAGCTCCCCTGTGGATTTATCACCAAGCAGATCAAGCCATTCCGTGACAATCTCTACGTCTTTGGTAATTCCCAGATCAAGAGGATTAATGTAGACCCGCAGATGCTAAACTTCGTCCTTAATGATGTGGCAACGAATATTGGGACTATCGCCTCTGACTCTGTTATTGAAATCAATGGTGATATTCTTTTCCTAAGTCAGGATGGTATCCGAACGGTATCTGGTACAGAGAAGATCGGGGATGTTAATCTAGCCTCAATCTCCAATCAGATTCAGTACTTCGTAAATTACCTTCAGAATTCCTTCAAGCTTGAGTACATGAATTCAGTGGTCATCAAGAAGAAGTCTCAGTTTCGTCTGTTCATCTCCGAGCAGTCTGCTGATGCGTATGGTCTAGGAGTCATAGGAGGTATCCGGAAGGGTGTGAATGGCCTTCAGTGGGAGTTTGGTGAACTCCGTGGGATCAGGACTTCTGTCGTAGAAAATGATTATCTTGGTGACGAAGAGCATATCCTTCACGGGGACTGGGACGGAGGTGTATACAGACAGGAAGTGGGAAACACATTCAATGGTGAGATCATAACCTCTGTCTATGAAACTCCGTATCTGACCTTTGGTGATCACGCTAGAAGGAAGAACCCGAGGAAGCTTCAAATCTTCATCCGACCGGAGGGTGAGGTTACATTCACCGTGAGAACTATCTTCGATTGGGATAGGCCTTACATAACTCAAGTCCCTGTCTACTCACAAGACTTCGAGGGTGCCTTGTCTCAGTGGGATGATGGTTCCA